GGGCATACTAACTATCAGAGATAGTTTTAAATGTGAGGACAGACTAACTCAGCTTGATGCACTGGGTGATTGGATTGCTCTTCTTAAAGAAGAGTATGAGAGGTTGGCAAGCGAAGGCATTTACAGTAAACAATATCCTGAAAGGAAATAATTATGAACAGAATGAAAGTGAGTGAGCGTTTTGCTCTCGGTCAGTGGCTCTCTGACTACCCCGATGATAAGACATACGATGAGGTGTTAGAAATGATAGAGGAGGAGCATGATGACATCATCTTGTGGGAACCAATTGAGAATTACCCACCTGAAAGTGTCATTGAAATTATTGATGACACTCGAAGCTCATTTGAGAATAGTGCTGATGACTTATGCAGTGGCATTAAACTGAGTGATGTTATGGAAGGGGCATGTGATGACTAAGCGATACAAAGTGATTGCTAAGATGACAACATACTTGTATGTTCATGTTGATGCTGAGTATGCCGTTGATGCTATAGCTATAGCTAAGGACATGGATGGTGGTGATTTCATTCCCTTCAATCAAGGCATTGTGGCTGAAGGTGATTGGAAAATACTTGATGCACAGTTAGAGGTAAACAAATGAGCAAGATAGAATTCACTGCAGACTTTTTTGGTAGGTGTTATGTAGCCACCCTACCCAACTTCTCCAAGGCTATGAAGCCTAAGGATGTAGCATCCACCTTCTATACCCCGAAGACGAAGGGCTACTATGCCTTCATCAAGGGCATGGAAAAAGAACTGGCAAACCCAACAACCCTTAAGGGAGACAAGCATGAGTGATGCAGAAAAGATTGAACAGCTAGGCGAGGCACTGAATAACCTCATGCAGTCTGCTGACACTTACATTATCGATGGCTCATGGATTGATGAACTAACTCATGACATTGAGAGAGCAAGGGATCTGCTTAAGAAGATCCCACCCATATCATGGAACTTGGAGCAAGTATGAAACTAACAGTAGATACACTGGACAATGATGTTAAGAGTGCGGTCATTGACATTGGTGTGAACAATGGTTATGTTGAGGTGTTTATATCAGGGGGTGTTGTGCATCTCAATGTGTTTAACAAAGAGGGCGATGTAGTGCATGACTACGCCATCACAACCAAGCAGTTGCGAAGCAGGGGAGGATATACAACACCCAAGTTTGAGCCAGCAGAAGAACACTATGAAGGAGAAACAACATGAGAGATCCTTGGAAAGAGAAATACTTTGGCCCTGTGGAAGAGGTGTTCCTGCCTAAGCAAGTGCTACCACCACCATACACCCTGCACTGGGAGTTCAGCAATGGACATGGATGGCAACACTCTTTCGATGAAAGAGGACAGATGGAAACATACATGACTAAGTGTGGACTCAAGTCACACCCTAACATCGTGAAGCTAAACTATCTAGTGGGTGCTACTGGTAAGACAGTGGTGTTGGCAGGAACCATTGAGGAACTAACAAGATGATAAAGAAAAGCAAGATGTTCACCATCATTATGTACACCGATGCCGGACATGGATGGGCTAAGGTGAAGCGTAAGGTGTTAGAGAACCTGAGCATTGCCCCTGATGTAAGCAGCTACAGCTACCAGTACAAGGACAATGTGTACCTTGAGGAAGACTGTGACTTGTCGCTGTTAGTACAGCGGTTACACGATGATGGCGTAGCTATTCGATGGGTAAACAAACACACTGATGGTGACAGTAAAATTAAATCTTATGAAAGATATGCATATGTACAAGATACAAACCAGACTGCGTGACAAGTGGTACTGCCTAGAGTTTGATGTGACAGACAGTGGCAACTACAAGCCAAGGCGTTATGCCACACTACCTGATGCATCAAATGCACTGGAACGCTACCTTGATGGCTTGTTCTTTGCCAACAGGGAACAAGTAGGCTTAGGAAACTTTCGTATAGTAAAGGAATGAAATGAATACAAAGATGTTAAAGCATGTTCGCACCCTGTTCAACACCGAAGGTGTAGAGAAGCGTATCAACAGACACAACCAACGGCAATGGGTGAAGAGCATTAGGCACTTGGGTGACAAGTGGTTGTTAGCTACACCAGTACAACGGAAGGAAGATGTAAATGGGTAAGCTTCCTATTCCTGAAGAGAACCCAGTGTGGCCTTTCCCTTCCCCTGCCCCTCAACCATCGGAGGCTAGACATGAGTGACATGGAAATGTATACTTGGTTCTTTGCATGTTGGTGCATAGCAATGGTGGCTATATGGATGTAGACCTTAGCTATCAGCTAGGCTTTGTACATGGCCTCCGCAACTTAGGCATCAACTATCAGTGGATGAGCAGGGACTACATCAAGGGCTATGCCAAAGGCACTGAGATGAAACGACTACACCTATTACAGGAGGAAAATTATGTTAAGCGAAGTGGACATCAGGGACTTCGACAAGCAACCAGTGCAACCGCTGTACTCAGTGAAGCCTAAAAGCTATGTACAATGCCCTCGCACTGAGGCTGTCTACTACTTCGATCACATCGATGGCATGTATAGCTACTGCCTAGATATGTTCGGAGACACTATTCATCTAGCCGCTTGGACAGATGTGATACCTTTGGCTAGAAAGCCCGAGTAAACTGTAGGGGTATTTACACTGCCCCTAATTTTGTGGTTATAATTAAGCGTCAGTTGCTGACACTCATTCACTTTTCTTAAGGAAACATCATGGCTAAACATGTAATCTTCTCTCGCAATGTTAACAATTCTGCTCTCTCTACAGAGCGTATCCAACAACTTGCCCCTGCTGCTTTCAGCACAACCAAGGCTGACCGCCTTACAGATCGTTATGTGTCATTGAACACAAGCGACATCATCACAGTGATGCAAGACTATGGATATGCACCAGTGCAAGCAGCACAAAAGCGTAGCCGTAAGAACAACCCTGCTCACTCAGGTCACATGGTAGCCTTCGCTAAGACATGGGACATTGACTTCGGCACTGCTGACATTCGTCCTGAGATCATCTTGTACAACTCTCACGATGGCACTGGCTCAGTGAGATTGTTTGCAGGTTGCTTCCGCTTCATCTGTGACAATGGCCTCATTGCAGGTGATGGTTTCCAGTCTCGCATCTACCACAGCAAGGCACTGAGTGGCTTTGAAGAGATGCTTAAGAACACTGTGGCTACATTGCCCACCATGATGGAGCGTCTTGAGAGACTGCGTGGTGTGACACTTGACCCACATCGGTCTATATTGATGGCTAAGCGTGGTGTTGAGACACGATGGGACATGCTTGAACAGCAGACCAATGGTGTGTATGCTACCCCTCAAACCATTGCTGATGTGTTGAAACTTCACCGCACTCAAGACAACTACATGGATGCATTCACTGTGTTCAACCGCATTCAAGAAGGTGTTATCCGTGGTAATGCATTCGTTAAGAGCCTGTCTGACAAGCACCCCAATGGTGTGACTCGTAAGGCTCGCCCTGTTAGCAGTGTGAGAGAGAACATCCGCATTAACTCAGAGTTGTGGGACATTGCCGAAGATATTGCCTTCGCTTAATCAACTAAGGCAGGGGCTTAGTCCCCTGCATAAAGGAACATATATGTTAAGTAACAAGACAAAAATTGCAGGTTACATGGATGGTGTAAAGGTACTACACATGAACATAGACTGCCTGTGTCCTTGGGAAACCATTCAAAAGATTTGTGATGTGTTGCGTGAAGACATCAACAAGTTAGGTGATGGTATTGATTTTGAAATAACTGTAACGGATACGGACATTTGATGCATAAAGATAATGCGATAGGTATGTTCATGGGATTGTTCATTGGAGATGCACTGGGTGCTCCATTGGAATTCATTCGTCCCGAACATATGACAGAGGTAACATCAGAGATGGTGGGTGGTGGTGTGCATGACACTGCCATTGGTGAGTGGACAGATGATGGTGCTATGGCTGTTGCTATTGCTGATGCTTACATTAGTAAGGGTGGCTTTGCACCAAGCGAGATTGCTGCCAACTTTAAAATGTGGAAGAAGACAGGACACTTTGGCACTAGAGATTATGTCTTTGACATAGGGCGTACTTGTTCAACATCCATTGATGCCATGACTACAGATCGTCCATACATGGGAAGCACAGACTTCTATGCCAGTGGCAATGGAACCATCATGCGACTAGCTCCCATCATGTTAGCCAATCACAATGATGTAGGCTTAGCTATAGCTGAGAGTGTGGCTGTGTCATTGATGACACACGGCACTCACAACATTGTTCAATGTACAGCAGGGTTTGTTTCGGAATGTATGGCAGGAACTAAGTTCCTAAACTACAACCGCATTCGTAACTACAACACAAGGAATGGTGAGCGTACTGTGAACACCATCATGCATGCTTATGCTCAAGCATGGAACAGTGTTGACCTAAGCCACAGCTTTGAGGATGCAGTGGTGCATGCTGTCAACTTAGGCTATGACGCTGACACTGTAGGTGCTGTCACTGGTATGTTGGCAGGACGTATCTATGGGTACAGCAACATGCCTAAGAGATGGCTTAACAAGTTGGTTAAGCATGATGAACTGTTAGCTATGGCTGAAACATTGTATGCACTAGGAGGTGATGATGAATGATTTAAAATTTACAACAGCAGAAAACTATATGGAGAATAACAACATGCAATCAGCTTTCCCTGATCAATACAAAGACGGCATGACATTGCGTGACTACTTCGCAGCTAAGGCTATGGCTATACTGATGACCAGTGCGTGGAGCATTCCACATGCTGAAGTGGCAAGCAAAGCTTATTGGTTTGCTGAACAGATGATGAAGGCAAGGGAACAAGAATGAACAACGAAGCTGTAGCATGGCACTACCCCGATGGTAAGCCAGACCAATGCACAACAGATAAAGCCTATGCAGAGAAAGACCCTGCTTGGACACCGATGTACTACAAGCATGAGTGGGTTGGGCTTACGGATATTGACTACGCAGGATTGCCACTTGAACAAGTTGGACTTGTCCGATGGGCAGAAGCCAAACTCAAGGAGAAGAATACATGACTCTCCCTCGCTATGTTACCTTGGCACAGGCTGCCGAAGGCATAACCAAGTACAGGTACAACCCACCACAGGACGCAGTGGATGCAGGGGTGGTGGCTAGGCGTGTGCTTGGGGAAGACAAAACCAAAGCCTTTGCCTTAGCTGAAGAACTAAATGCTCAGCTAGACAACTGGCGTAAAGAGCTTAGATATCTTAAAGATATCTCTGAGAAGACCAAGGTGGCTGACTTAGTCAAGGCATACAGGAACAACATCACTTACACAAAGCTCAGTGTTAAGGCACAGCGTGACTACATCTACTATCTACAGGGATGGCAGGACAGCAGAGCCAATGGAGTGACCTTGTATCAGTGTAAGCTAGGTGACTTAGTCACACCCCATTGTCAGAAGATATATGAACAGCATGCTGAGCACAGTGTTAGCCTAGCTAACCACACTCTAGCTGTCTACAGGTTGCTATTCAACTTCGCTATTCGTCATGGCTACATCAAGCACAATCCATTCAGCAAGGTGCTACGAAGGGCAGACAAGCCTCGCAGAACTGTGTGGGAAAGGGAAGATGTGAGAGCATTCATGAACACTGCTTATTCCACATTCAAGTGGCGTAATGTAGGTCTGATAGTGCAGATGGGCTACGAATATGGACAGCGTATGGGTGACATGCGTAAGCTTACATGGAAGCAGGTTGACCTAGACAAGGGTGTGTTGCACTTGGAACAAAGCAAGCGTAGGTCTAGGGTGACTATCCCCACAAGCACTGGTCTACTAACTATGCTGAGACAACAGCATGCTGAGTTTGGTTGGCAGCAATACATTGCACCTTCCAATGTTCCTGATAGGAAGGGTGGACTGGTTCCTTACAGCTTGTTCAATCTGTCTAGGGTGGCTAAACAAATCTTAGCTGATGCAAATCTGCCTAGTGATTTAGTGTTACAGGACTTGCGAAGGACAGCCATTACGGAGATGATTGAGGTGGGTGTACCCATCACCAACATCATGTCAGTGTCAGGGCATGCTACCCCGCAGAGCCTAACACCCTACATCAAGAACACTTTGCGTAGTGCAACAGTGACACAGGAAATGCGAGGACTAGTATGAAGGTGTACATAGGGGGTTACCCCAATTGGCTTGGACCCTATCAGCTTGCTGAGCTAACAACCAAGGTTGGAGTTAGTAAAGAGAGGTCAGAGAAGTGGGGTGAGTGGCTCAGTGAAACATGGGTAGGTGATGTGTTGCAATGGATGCATACAAAGAAGAAGCGCACTGTCATTGTGAAGCTTGATAGGTATGATACATGGGCTATGGATCACACACTGTCTCTCATCGTCTTGCCAATGCTTAAGCAGCTTAAGGCAACACAGCATGGTAGTCCTTGTGTGGATGATGCCGATGTGCCGAAGGCATTGCAAAGCATGTCATGCCTACCCAAGGAAAACAGTTGGGACATTGATGACAATCACTTCAAGAGGTGGGACTGGGTGCTAGATGAAATGATATGGGCATTCGGTGAAATGGTGGATGAAAATTCAACTGATAAGTTTTATGATCATTCTGCTGTGGATAAGAAGGCAGGGCTAGAAGAACAGATAGGTAAGATTAAAATTGACTATGCAGGTTTAGAGGTGCATGAAGCTAGGATGAAGAAAGCTTTCATGTTGTTTGGTAAATATTACAGAGGACTATGGGACTGATATGACAAGAGATGAAATTGAAACTATCGTTGCAGATGAACTAGAGTTTTTACTTCGGTGGGAAAGCAACTTACCTGAGCCATCTCAAGACACTGAACTTATTAAAGCAGTTATGAGGGTGCTTCAAGAATTCAAGGTGATCAAATGAGTGCATGGCTTATCGCAGTTGTTGGTGTAGTGTATACAGTGGTGGCAGTGGATCTGCTACTCAAAGGCAACACTGGGCTAGGCATCGCCTTTGTTGGTTATGCACTGGGTAATGTGGGTTTGTATATGGAGGCAGCAAAATGACATGTCAACACAGGTACATCAAAACATTTGATTCAGTAAAAACTTCTACAAAGTATTGGGCTTGCTCTGAGTGTAGAGGTGAGTTTGTTCCCTTGAACGAACTTGCTATGTATCAGGTGCAACGACTAGGGCAAGAGATAGAAGATTTTAATGAAGTTGAAAAGCTTAGCAATCTTGGTAAGCAGATTTTAAAAGGACTTAAATGAAATTGCATGAACTAGAAGACCTCATCCTAGCAGCATGGATGACAAGAGAAGACATTGACTCTGTGCTGTGGGTGTTATTGGACAGAGAGAAGAAGCCCGATGAAGATGAGATATCCAATTTATTAATTGGACTCCATGCTATGCACGATGCTAGAATGTGCAAGCTATTTCAAGGGTACGACACTGTACTCAAGACTAACAAAGTAACTTATAAAGGCCATGACTTTTCTAAAGACACACCTACCTTGTGAGACATGTGGTAGCAGTGATGGCTTGTCCATCAACGATGACATGTCCACCAAATGTTTTGTATGTAACACATACATTCCCTCAATGAACAATGAAAGACTTGAAGTGATTGATGTTGATACAGAAACGAAAGACACAAGCTCTTTCTTTAAAGACTACAACGAAGGTGTTAGTGTGTCTGTGTCAGACAGACGCATCAACAAAGCCACAATGGAACGCTATGGTGTTGTTCGCAGTGGTGGCTATTACTACTTCCCCTATTACGATAGCAACACTCAACTGGTGGCGGCTAAGCGTAGAGAGGTGAAGGATAAGAAGTTCACGACAGTGGGTGGGTGGAGTAAGGGTACTCTGTTCGGACAGAACCTATACCCATCCAATGGTAAGTACCTCACCATCACTGAGGGTGAGTTTGATGCACTGGCTGCATACCAATTGACAGGTAGTAAATATCCTGTGGTGTCTATACGCACAGGTGCGGGTAGTGCATTGAAGGATGCCAAGGCCAACTACGAATACATCAACAGCTTTGAAACTGTGGTGTTGTGCTTTGATGGTGATGAGGCGGGACAGAAGGCAGCAAAGGAAGTTGCTGAATTGTTTGGTAGTAAGTGCAAGATATTTAAACCTGATCCATCATACAAGGATGCATGTGAGTGGCTTGCTGAAAGCAAGGAAGCTGCATTCGTAGCCCGTTGGTGGGCAGCAGAGCCATTCATACCTGATGGTATTGTTAGTGGCACTGGGTTGTGGGACTTGGTATCTAAACCAATGGAAGCAGCAGACTGTTTCTATCCTTGGAAGGGACTCAACGAAATCACCTATGGCATCAGAGCAGGTGAACTAGTCACATTCACAGCAGGTAGTGGGCTTGGTAAGAGTCAAACCCTAAGAGAAATTGTTTGGCACTTGTTGCAGAACTGTGATGACAGCATTGGCTTGATGTTCTTAGAAGAGAGTGTGAGAAAGACTGGGCTGTCTATGATGAGCCTTGCTGCTGACACACCCCTGCACCTCCCTACATCTGTGGTGTCTGATGCCATACGCAAGGACGCATTTGAAAAGACACTAGGCACTGGACGCTTGTACTTCTTTGATCACTTTGGAAGTACAGCCATTGAGAACATTGTCAA